TCTGATGGCCTCAAAGGTCAAAAAGGGGATACAGGACCGAAAGGTGACCCTGGACCACAGGGAGCAATAGGTCCCAAAGGTGAAAGAGGAGAAAAAGGCGAAAAGGGAGACCGTGGAGAACGTGGTTTACAAGGACTCCAAGGCTTGCAAGGCGTAAAGGGTGACCAAGGTATCCCTGGACCTAAAGGAGCTGACGGTCGTACACAATACACTCACATTGCCTACGCCGATACTATCTCAGGTAGTGGATTTAGCCAAACTAACGCTGACAAGGCCTATATAGGGGTCTATGTTGATTTCAACTCAACTGACAGCACCAATCCTGCTGACTATCGCTGGAACAAGTGGAAAGGGCCAGATGGCAAGAACGGTAAGGACGGCCCTCAAGGTATTCCAGGTAAGCCTGGAGCAGATGGACGGACTCCATACTTTCATCGAGCCTGGGCTAACTCCGCTGACGGTCGTGATGGCTTTAGCACCTCTGATAGTACTAACAAGCGCTTTTTAGGTACGCTAACGGATTTCACTGAGGCGGATAGTCAGAATCCTGCAAGCTATAAGTGGACAGCATTATTCGGGACAACAGAGCAATCAGGAAACATTTTACTTGATTCAAATGCTGGATGGAGAAATAAACATCAGCAAGACTTTATTTTGGCTGAACCCTTAAAAGCAGGCAAACAGTATACTTTAAGCGCAAGATGGTGGAGGAGTGATAACAGCACGCTTAACTTTGGGATTCGTGAAAATCCTAGCGATAGCTGGCAGTGGATAGATCTAGCATATAGCTTTGAGTTGGATGTTTGGACTGCAACTTTTACCTCTAATAAAAATCTCAATGCTGGTGACACCGTTTCATTCTTCACTGTAGAGCTTGAGGGAATAGGGAATGCTGATTGGGCCGTTTTAACAGTTGGAGCTATACCAATGACGAGCTGGCAACCTCACTGGTCAGAGACTCAGAAACAGTTAGATTCTAAAGCCGATCAAGGGCTAACTCAAGAACAACTCAACGCTCTAAATGAGAAAGCTGGAATTATCCAGGCTGAGCTTGAGGCTAAAGCTAGCGCTGACACACTTGATAACTGGATAAAGGCTTATAAGGACTTTGTCCAATCTAACGAGACCGCAAGGGCGCAAGCTGAGAAAGATTTGATTTCGGCTAGTCAGCGTGTCTCTAATATTGCTAAGGATCTTGGAGAGCTATCTGATAGATGGAATTTCATTGACACTTATATGAGTTCCTCAAATGAGGGGCTTGTGATTGGTAAGAATGATGGTAGCTCTAGCATGATGTTCAACCCTAACGGCCGTATCTCAATGTTTAGCGCTGGTGTAGAGGTTATGTATATTTCTCAAGGTGTTATCCACATTGAGAACGGGATTTTCTCTAAGACTATCCAAATAGGCAGATTTAGAGAAGAGCAGTATCATATCAATCCTGATATGAATGTCATCCGTTATGTCGGTTAGAAAGGAGTAGACTAAATGGCAAAGTTTAGTAATTCAAGTGGAAGCTTGTATCTTAATCTGTATGTAGATCAAGGATCTCAGAGTATCACAGCTAACACCTCAACTGTCAACTGGCGGATGACAGTCAGCCGTACAGGTGCTTATTATACTCACAATAAGCAGGGAGATAGTACGCTGTCACTTAATCTTGACGGTCGTAACGTGCATTACAGCTACCCGACGTGGGAGACATCAGGCGAGGAGTACACGCTAGCTAGTGGGTCAAGTACAATCAGCCACAATGCAGATGGGACTAAAAAGCTCCCTATTTCTTGTACGTTCAATCCTAACAATGGATTGCATGGGACTATCACAGTATCAGCTAGTCTCAGCCTGACAACTATACCACGCTCTAGCTCTGTAAGCGTGAGCCCTGGAGTTATTGGTAGTTCAGTTACTATCAATATTAACCGTCAAAGCTCAAGTTTTAAGCATACAGTGCGCTATTCATGGGCAGGTAAGTCAGGGACGATTGCAACGAATGTAGACACATCTGCTACATGGTCAATCCCTATTGATTTTGCTAATGACATTCCCAACTCAGCGAGTGGAACAGGTACAGTCTATGTAGATACCTACTCAGGATCTACTAAGACAGGAACGCAGTCAACAACCTTGACCGCTAGCGTACCAAGTAACGTAAAACCCACATTTACAGGAGTTTCCCTGTCGGACCTAAATGGCGCTGCTCAGAACCTTATCCCAAACGGAAACACGTTCATCCAGGTAATCTCTAACATCAAGGTAGCTTTTAATGGTGCAGTCGGTTCTTACGGCTCATCCATCACTGGATACTATGCTGAAATCGTCGGAAAAAACCAGTCCACAAGTTCAAACGGTGGCAGTCTGGGCATTATGAACTATCACGGCACCATCAAAATCAGAGCAAGCGTCTCTGATAGCCGTGGTAGATGGTCTGATACTAAAGAGGTATCTGTAACCGTGCTTGAGTATTTTGCCCCTGCTCTTAGCTTTAGCATAGCACGGACAGGGTCAACCTCTAGCACATTAACAGTCACACGAAATGCCAAGATAGCGCCTTTGGCTGTCTCAGGTAGTCAAAAAAATACAATGACCCTGACATTCAAGGTTGCAAGGCTTGGGACTACTAACTTTCAAGTAGACACAGGACCAGCCACTGGATCCTGGACAAGTATCTCAAACCTAGTCAACTCTCAGGCTAACCTAGCTGGCAATTATCTAGCTAATCAGTCGTGGGTTGTAATCGGAACGCTTGAGGACAAATTTACACGGTCTGATTTCATGATCAACGTGGCAACGGAGAGCGTAGTCTTATCTTATGATAGATCAGGCGTGGGAGTAAACAAAATCCGTGAACGTGGAGCCTTGGATGTGAAAGGTGACATATATGTAGATGACAAACCTATTCAGCAGTATCGACTGACTGATAATAACGGGGGCCTAAGTAGAGGTAGTGCTCAATGGAACGACGTTTGGAATAAGCAAGGAACTGAGTTCGGTTGGAGAAGTGATAAATATGACGACAACCCTACTGGCAACGATTGGGGTCTGTATCAAAATTTTTGGCTTGATAGCTGGAAAGGCGTCCAATTTTTCACAGGGGTAACATCAAATAGGTTTTTCTTTAGGACTTACAACAATAACAGTAGATGGAGCCCATCTCAATGGAAAGAGATCGCTACTAAAGATGACATCCAAAAATATACTCAAGACTCTACTTGGCAAGTCCTACCTTTGCAAAACGGCTGGGTACATCATCCTGATTATGACAAAGTTCAGTACTCAAAAACATTTGATGGAGTGGTTTACATCAGAGGCACGGCTTACAAAGGCAGAACAACAAAAGAGACAGTTATTGGTGTCTTACCTGTCGGCTTTAGACCTAAACAAACTATGTTTGTATCAGCTCTAAATAATAGCTATGGCACGGCTGTTTTAGGTCTCTATTCGAGCGGTAACATAGTCGTCAAGGGAAACGTTGACGCTACTTGGCTTAACTTTGATAATGTATCTTTCAAAATTTAAAGGAGGTTCTATGAAATTAAATTACGGGACGAAGTCCCAAGAATACGACGCCAGCGGAACAGCGTCCGCCACCAAAGTCACGCTGGTAAACTCAGACGGTGCTTATGTACCTGTCTTATTGCCAGCTGATAAAATCAGCTTATCTAATACAGAATTGCTTGACCTTGCCCTTGATGTAATCTATCAAGAAAACTTTCCACAGCGTGCTGAAAATGAACGCTTTAGCAAAGTAGCTCAAGAACTACAAAAGAACAAAGAGGCAACGGATAAAGCTGAGCAAGCTGCTAGTGAAAACAAGGAAAACCTTGATACTATTTCAGCTATTACAGAGGTACTAATCGCTCTTGCAATTTCACAAAATGGAGGCATGCCAACTCATACCTATAATAAGGTTGCTAGTTTTGTCAAGCCTCTAGTTAAGGGCTCACGCTACGCAAACGGAGACATCATCTCAGGCGCTTATCCATTTGATACCAATCCAAAATGGCCAAAGGGAACACAAACTATTTTCAAGTTTCAAATGCAAGCTAATGAGGGCTACACATACAAAGAGCAGTCACTTGCTGAAATGCTACAGCAAGGTGTCTTGACCGTTGTCATGCCACGGATTGATTAGATAGGGGGAGGTTATGACATGGGTTGATATATTTGAAAAAATAATAAATGCCTTGACAAACCCTACAACGATTGGGGCAGTTGTCGCTGGTTGGTTTGGGGTTCGGACAATAAAGGCTGGAAATCTGAATAAGGAACAGTTTCATGAGCTCAAAGACGAGCTAGGCACTATCCAATCATCAGTAAACGACATCCGAGTAGTGGGAGAGGATAATAACAAGAAAATCAGTGAGGTCAACGATAAGCTAGTAGTCCATGACGAGGCTCATCTAGTCACAATGTATCTGAGACTAGAGAGAGACATGACTACTGCTATCAATCGTGGATATACCACGGTTCATGAGTCTGATATCATTCACAAAATGCACAAAAACTACAAGAAACTAGGAGGCAATGGATACATCGATGGCCTCTACAGTAAATACATACAATTAGAAGTGAGGAATTAAAAAATGAAAATTAACTGGAAATTACGCTTTAAGAACAAGGCGACTCTTGCTGCTATCGTTGCTACAGCAATCTTGCTAGCGCAACAACTAGGCTTTAAATTGCCTGACAACATCAATGATGTAGCTAATACAGCTCTTACATTGCTTGTATTGATCGGGGTTGTTTCTGACCCTACTACCTCAGGCTTGTCTGACAGTACGCAAGCTCTGGACTACGATACACCAAAGAAAGGATAGGATAAGATATGTCAAGTAAAGCAGAAGTATTACAATTTGCTCACAATCTAGCAAATAGTGGAATGGGCGTGGACAACGACGGGGCTTATGGTACGCAGTGTGCAGACCTGCCATGTTACATCATGCGCCAATTTTTCGACGTCAGACTATACGGAAACGCCTATGACTTGCTCGCCTCAGCTGAAAGTCAAGGAGTAGATGTCCGTTATGACGTCGCTTATCCTGAGGCTGGTTGGATCTTTGTCAAGAGTTTTGTAGCTGGAGACGGTGTCAACTACGGCCATACAGGTCTTACTGTTGAAGATAGTGACGGCTTGACTGTCAAGACTATTGAGCAAAATATTGACGGAAATTGGGACTTTTTGGAAGTCGGCGGCCCTGCTCGTTATCATGAGCGAACGGTTGGGGAAATCGTGGGTTATATCGTGCCACCGTATGAAGACGGTACAGATGACGTTGCAGAAGTTGAAACAGAGCCAACAACTGACGAGATTGTCCTTGAGGAAGAAAACGGTACATTTACAGTCGGTGAGGCTCATATCAATGTACGACGTGCTCCAAACCTAACAAGTGATGTCGTGGCAGTTTATGAACCAGGAGAGACCGTTCAATACGACTCTAAAGGTTCAGCTAATGGCTATCGTTGGATCAGCTTTGTAGGTGCCTCTGGCAACCGAAACTATATGGCTATCGGACAAACTGACGAGGCTGGCAACCGTATCACTCTATGGGGTACTGTAGACTAAATTTACTAGAAAGCAAAATAGATTACACTAAAACCGCAGGCATTTGCTTGCGGTTTTTTGTTTTCTCTGAAAATACTTTTTATCAATAATTTTACTATCCTTGATTGAAATGTTAGTGGTCCTTCTTATCATTAGCGTCCTACTCTTACTTTTTGTGCCAAATTTAACTAAACAAAA